AATCCAGTTCATAGGGTAGATTTTATTCAAAGAAGTGATGCAGATATATGGAAGAATGATTTGGATAAATATGCGTTTAAACGTGCTAGAAATTTTAGAAGAGCACAAGAAAATTTACCAAAAGATTTAAAAGCAGCAGGAGCAAAACCAAAAGATATTGTTCAAGGAATTCCTTCTGTTATGATGAGAGGAGAAAAATCAAAAGGTGTTGGAAAACGTGCAGAACTTTATAAAAATCGTTATGGTCATCGCGTAACTGATTTAGATCCTACAAGAAGGACAACTGGTGTGATTGGCAGTGCTGGAGGAGAACTTCCACCAGGAAAGAAAATGAGAGGTAGAAAACCGCAGAGAAGAAGAACAAGAACAGGTCCTACAGATCGATCTTCTGCACAGGCAATGATGGATAGAACCCAGAGAAACATTTTATCAGATCGATAAATATCTGTAGGTGAATCTTATGTTTTATGTCAAATTTGATTATTGGTAAGAAGAACGAAGTATATCTTGAAGTTAAGGCGGAACCTCACGTATATTACGAACTTGCTGATCAGTTTACGTTTGATGTTCCGGGAGCAAAATTCATGCCCCAGTTTCGTAACAGGCACTGGGACGGAAAAATTCGCTTATTTAACACGCAGACAGGTGAGATCTATGTCGGTTTGTTAGATAAGATTATTAGTTTTTGTGAGAATCATGAGTACAGTTATGAATTTGTAAATAATAAGTTTTATGGTACTCCTTTTGAAACAAATGATTATATTTCAATGGAAGGAGTCAAAGATTACATGACTGCTATCAGTAAGTATGCCCCTCGGGACTACCAGATCGAGGGCGTATACGACGCCCTAAAGCATAATAGAAGGTTGTTGATATCTCCAACTGCTTCTGGAAAGTCGCTGATGATATATTCTGTTGTGAGATATTACGTTGAGAAGCAACAAAATATTCTGATAGTTGTTCCGACGACTTCCCTAGTAGAACAGATGTATAAAGATTTTGCAGACTATGGTTGGGATGTAGGTTCATTTTGCCACAAAATTTATGCGGGTAAAGAAAGGGAAACAAATTCCCAAGTGATTATCACTACCTGGCAATCAATCTACAAACTCCCCCGAAAATATTTTTCTAGATTTAATGTTGTGGTTGGGGATGAAGCGCACCAGTTTAAATCTAAATCATTAATATCTATAATGTCAAAACTTTCAGATGCAAAATACAGATTTGGTTTTACAGGGACTCTTGATGGAACTCAAACTCATAAATGGGTATTGGAAGGCTTATTTGGTCCCAGTTACAAAATCATTAGGACGAAAGAACTGATGGCAAAGGGACATGTTGCTAAATTGGACATTAACGTACTTCTATTGAAACATCCTCCTCATAAATTTGAAACCTTTGAAGAAGAGGTTCAGTATATCATAAATCATGAGAAACGCAACAATCTTATCAAGGAATTAACTTTAACTCTTAAAGGAAATACTTTAGTTCTTTTTGCAAGAGTGGAAGGTCATGGTCAACCACTTTACGAATTAATAAATAATAGTACTACTGAAAATCGTAATGTTTTTTTCATACATGGTGGAGTAGATACTGAAGATAGAGAAAAAGTAAGAGAGATCACAGAAAAAGAAAACAACGCCATCATTGTTGCTTCTTACGGAACATTCTCAACAGGAATCAATATTAAAAATCTCCACAATGTTATTTTTGCTTCTCCTTCCAAATCAAGAATACGTAACTTACAATCAATTGGCAGAGTACTCAGAAAGGGGAATAACAAAACAAAGGCGACTTTGTATGATATTGCTGACGACATATCCTACAAATCCAGGAAGAACTATACACTTAATCACTTGATTGAAAGAATTAAAGTTTATAATGAAGAGAATTTTAATTACGATATTGTAAACATTCCTTTAAAGAACTAATATGGGTGAAGAATTCTACGCAGTTATAAAATTAGTTTCAGGAGAAGAAATTTTATCTTTGGTTATGGTAGATCAAACTGGAGATGATGCAGTAATGGTATTGCAAAATCCAGTTATTATGAAAACATTTCATAATCATCAAGGAATTCACATTAAAGTAAAACCTTGGATGGAAATGTCTGATGATGATTTTTACTTTATAACCTTAGATAAAATTATAACATGCACTGAAACTACTAATGAAAAACTTATTAATATCTACAATAGATTTTTAGAAGAAGATGATAATGGTGATGATATTGATGTCTATCGTAAATCTGGTGAAGTAAGACCAGATCAAAGAATGGGGTATATATCTTCAGTAATGGAAGCAAGAAAGAAACTTGAAAACATCTACAAAGATCTTTCGGTAGAAGATAATAGAGATACTCAAAGCTAGCTAAATCTGTCTCTTCAACGTTAGCAAACATATTCTACTGAGATTCAGACACTTTGTCAAGCCCCTTAATGTATGCTATAATAATCACATATTACGCGGTTAAGGAAATGTCATGCCAAAGAAAAAAACAGAACATTATGTAAATAATAAAGAGTTGCTACAAGCACTGATTGTTTACAGAGAAAAACTGGAAGAGTCCAAGAAGAATGGACTTCCGAAACCGCGAGTTACTAACTACCTTGGTGAGTGTTTCTTTAAGATTGCTACTCGCCTTTCATACAAACCAAACTTTGTGAATTACATGTTCCGGGAAGATATGATCTCGGATGGTATTGAGAATTGTGTTGAGTACATTCACAACTTTGATCCAGCGAAGTCATCCAATCCATTTGCATACTTCACTCAAATTATTCACTACGCTTTTTTGAGACGTATTCAGAAAGAAAAGAAGCAGTTAGAGATTAAAGCAAAGATTATCGAACGAACAGGTTTCGATGAAGTTATGATGGTAGACGATAGTTTGCTTTCAGGACATACTTCCGAATATAATTCTATTAAAGATCAGATTCAGTACAGGAATAATCGATGAAGGTTGCTATCATTACAGATACTCATTATGGAGCTAAAAAGGGTTCAAAACACTTACACGATTACTTCGAATTATTCTACAAAAATATATTCTTCCCAAGTTTAGAAGAACATGGGGTAAAGGAAGTAATTCATATGGGAGATGCTTTTGATTCTAGAAAAGGAATTGATTTCCAAAGTTTAGAGTGGTCTAGAAGAGTTGTTTTTAATCCGTTAAAGAAGTATAATGTTCACATGGTAATTGGAAATCATGATATTTATTTTAAGGATTCCAATTCTATAAATTCTCCAGATTTACTTCTTAAGACGTATAAAAATATTAAGACCTATAAAGATGCTACTGAAGTTAATATTGGTGGATTAGATATTTTATTTGTTCCTTGGATTAATAGCGAAAATGAAGAAACTACTTTCAAACTTATTAAAAAAACAAATTGCAAGGTCGCGATGGGGCACCTTGAGTTTAGAGGATTTAGAGTTAATAGACAAATCGTCATGGAGCACGGTATTTCGTGCGAACTATTTGAGAATTTCACCCATGTCTTCAGTGGTCACTATCACACTCGATCGACCAACGGTTTAGTACACTATCTAGGAAATCCTTATGAAATGTTTTGGTCTGATGTAGATGATCCTAGAGGATTTCATATTTTTGATACAGAAACTCTAGAATTAATTACAATTAATAATCCATACAAATTGTTTCAAAATATTTACTATGAAGATACTCCACACCAAATGTTTGATGCTTCTAAGTACAAAGATAAAATTGTAAAGGTCGTTGTACGTAAAAAGTCAAGTCCGAAAGAGTTTGAAAAGTTCGTAGACAAATTATCAACTGTAGGAGTTCAAGATTTAAAAATTATTGAAAACTTTAATGTAGTTGAGAAAGAAGATTTTGAAGTTGAAGAATCTGAAAATACAATGTCTATTTTGAATAGATACATTGATGACTCTGAGTTTGAATTAGATAAAACTATTGTTAAATCAATCTTCGAGAACATTTATAAGAAAGCTTGCGAAGTAAATTAAAATGTTTCTTCTTACCCTTAAAGACAATAAGGATGACGGTGCTTATGCCGTTCAAGATAAGTATGGTCATAAAGTTCTTTTTCTTTTTCAAGAAGAGGATGATGCTACAAGATACTCACTTATGCTTGAAGACGAAGAAGGAACTTATATGGATGTAGTTGAAGTTGACGATGATTTGGCGATAAAGACGTGTAAACTGCACAACTATAAGTATGCAGTGATTACTTCTAATGATATTGTGATTCCTCCTAAAAATGATAAACTTTCAAAAAATTAGATACAAAAATTTTCTTTCTACTGGAAATCAGTTTACTGAAATTAACTTCCAGCAAAATAGTACAAATCTGATTGTTGGAACTAATGGGTCTGGTAAGTCAACTATATTGGACGCATTGACCTTTGTTCTGTTTAACAAACCA